CCCTCTCTCGGCGCACACAAACGAAACACTACTGGGTTACCAATCCAGTGGTCAACGTTCCGTATGTGTGCCAAACGTATTCCAGCCCCGAAGGGCCAGAATATGCATCCGAGAGTAGCCAGGTTACTGGCTCTGATGGATAGTGGTGCCCCGCAGGCAACCGCCGTCAGAGAAGCTTACTCCGCGATAGCCTATGCATGGCGCCTAAGTTGCGGTAATCCAAAGGATTACATGCGACCTAGAAACCGAGCAATGTGGCTTCGCTTCGTTAGCGACCTAACTTGGTTGGCTGCGTCTGGACCCTACGCGCTGAAACAGATCACTCACGCCTGTCGAAAGACGGCACTTGAAGGAAATCACGATACCAAAACGGTAAAGAAATTCTTTCAAGCGTCGACTCTCTCCAGGGCAGTGAACTGGCCAGTCAGTAAGGAACAGATTGACACCAAATTGGAGGAGGCAAAGGCACGTTGGTGTTCGCCAGGAAGGTTTGATGTAGCTCTGCTACCTCGTATTACCGAGTATATCAACCTACTGCCGATATCCAATCGTGCCATGAATCGTAATCCACCCATGCCGAACGATCACGCTGTGCTGTCTCATGAGAGAAAGCAAGGCGGCTGCGCCGCTGCCGTGAAAGCGCTCGCCATGGAATGGATTGAGGAGGAGTATCAAATTGCAAGGGATCAATTCACCTTGCACGCATCAGGTACATACCTGGAGGCACTTGGCGTTGTCAATACAGAACACGTTGTGGCCCACCTACAAAAGGTGACGCTTCAGCAACGGAACCTTATCAAGAACGGTCCAAATGCACAGGAATGCCGCGATGCATGCAAGAGAAAGCTTCGCTTGCTCGATACCCTTCCCCCCCCACTCAAACCCCTGGCCATTGCAGAGCTAGGCGGCAAGGTTAGAGTGGCAACGATTCATTCCGCTGAGGAAGTGTACTTCTCAAGATGTGTAACAGCCCGCTGGCTAAGCCAGCTGAGGAAGGTTGTTACAACACGAGATATCTTAAAGGGAAAAGATATCCGCTTACATTCTGTAGAGGCCGGTGAGATATACTCCGCCGACCTTACAGCTGCGACCGACTACATCCCACACGAAGTAGCACAGCATGTAGCTGCCTGCTTATGTGATAAGATGCAGACGCCTCGCAATGTAAGGGAACTTATCCTTAAGACACTCGGTCCCCACGCCCTACCCGATGGAACACACACTACGTGTGGCATCCATATGGGGTTAGGACCAACGTGGGTCATCTTGAGTATCCTCAACGGATTTGCGGCGTGGAATGCTGGGGCTCGTAAAGACTCCCATGCCATATGTGGTGACGATCTAGTCGCGTTATGGCCTGAACGAATCAGGGCCAAGTACGCATCCACAATGAAGGATCTTGGTTTGGTACTCAACCACTCCAAGTCCTTCTATGGCACAAACGGTGTATTCTGTGAACGGCTGGTGATGCCTGTCACTAGCTCTGTAGCTACCTCACAAGATGTGGGGCACCTAAGTCAGAGCAGTGCAGCACATCTCCGTGCTGGTCACTCGAATAACCGTTTCAGCGTTGCTGAGAATTTGTGGCAAGAACCACAAATGCCTGCACTCAGCAAAGTAATGGCCAAACATTACTCTCCACGCACGCGTAGGATGGGGCCCATTTCTCTGGGCGGTAATGGTACCGGACTGGCGGACCTGTGGCAGATTGCCTCAGGTTTCCAGCACGGAAGGATCCCTCTGGTAAAACAGAAATCCACCATTCCCGATCAGATGATAGCCGAGCTTTTGAGTGTGGCCCAGACAGCAGGTGACATATCAGTCACCGAGCTGCTGGCACTCGCAAATGCTCGCCTACGACTTGCAAACCACTACTCCGGGCGGAGTAGTGAGCAAGTCCGGGCCACCACACAAAAGGATTTCGATCGTGCTCACCGATCCCGAAGGCATAATGAGCGCGATATGATCGAAAACCTATGTGTGTCCATCCTATCCTCCTCCAAAAACAGCAAAACGAAGAAGGCAGCCTGCTGGCTGCTTTCTGGGTCATGCCGTCTACCCATCCAGGACCGGTGGAGACGCCTCCAAGCCTTGTCGCTGAGGAAGAGCGCCAACAGATTTGTTGACGAATCCTACGCGCGAGTATGGCTTGACGACGTCTCACCGACCCCGTGGGGCTTGACCCGTGTAAACCGTCCGCAGACAGCGTAGACGGG